ACAATCAGTTCATGGAGTTGGTCTATAAGGAGTATCGTTTGCATTTTGAGAAGGAGCGCAAGATTGAGGAGAGTATGGATGTTGTGACGGATTTTGACAGAGAGATGATTGCGAAGTACCGAGCCCAAGGAGTGGAATGGCTGGTACCTGGCTGGCCTGTCGCGGGCTGGAACCGCGTCAAGTTTGCTTACAATATCATTGTTGATGCTTTGGGCCAGCAGTTCACCCAGAACTTCTTGGCTCTTGGCGTCTCAGCGATTCTTGGAGAGACTAGTTGGGCCACTAAGGCTTTTGGCTTTCTCACCTCTCTAGTAGCAGGCTACTATTTTTATCGTTCAGTGACTAAGTCGACGGCTCGACTTTGCACCCCTGACACATCTGAGATGATGTCAGTAGTGCGTCACCTTTCCGGCAATGGCAAACCCGGCGACGAATTCTACGCTGGTGCTTATGAAGTGAGATACCCAGGTAAGGACGTTAGGTTCTATTTGGATAAATTACTTCAGCGAGCACGTGGCGGTGTTGACGCCGACACTATTGGCGATTTTGTGAAGCAATTCACTATGAAAACCGCCGAGAGTGCCGACGAGAGACATCTTGCCGCACATCGTAGAATCGTCGTCGAGTCTTTCGACGAGAAGCGAAGACCGACAATCGCTTCAGCCAGCTCAACCGTGAGACTGGCCCATGCAGAGGGCAGCTGCGACACAAATGCCCGTAACTTCGCTGCTAGCGTTGAACAATCTCAGGGCGTGTGTCGCATACTTTACTCAGAGGGTGGTGTAGACAGAGTTCGGGCAATCAATTGTCTTTACATCACTAATGCCCATTGGCTTATTCCCCGACATCATTTTCAGGACCGTAATACCGGGGAGTATCTCCGGACGGTCCAACAGCTCACCATTATCACCCGAGGTGTGACTGCGCATTTGCCATTCTCAGTCGGACGGATCATTGAAATCTCTAAGATGGACATGGTCCTTTACGACGCTACTGGTACTTCCGTTCCCCTACGTGGGGACACTGTTGACAAGTTCATCAGTGAGGAAGATTTGTGCAAGTTGCATGACGGTGTTATGGCTCAAATGAGCTGTTTTGACACAAGTGACATTACAGGCTCTCGGGTCCGC